CACTCAATTTTTATTTCACGGATACCAATCCGTTTTGGTGCAATCTTCTGCTCGGTATATTTGGCAGCAGCTCATTAACTTTGCTAACATCTATTGTCGGATATAGAGTTGAACGACGTCGCACGTTCGAAGGATTTTCCTATGCCACCAAGGCTATACTGCACGATTTGAACAAATATCAATATACTTGGGGATTAGAAGAAAAGGTCGATTTCTTTTTGAACTATACCGACATCAGTAAAATAGATTGGGATAGGTATTATGGAGATTTTGACTTCTTCACAAGCTTTTTCAGCAAAGATAATGATAGACGTTACATTTACGCCCAAATATATTATCCAATCGTGCAAGTTAATAATGCAATCCGTAATCACATCTGGCATTTTCGATGGTTTCGAGATAGTTCCGGAAAAAACGACGTTGCGATTAAGAAGTTTATTTGTGAAATCGAACCTCACTTGATCGAGATAACGCACACAGAAGCCGATATAACTATTATGGATATACGGAATAAACTTGTCGAGGACATTAGTTTTGAGCTAAATAATAACTATTATAAACTGATGTACGGCAAACGCATATTCAAGCGTAGTTGCGCCTCTGATAACTCTCAAAAATCATAAAGAGTATAATAACCCCTCAGTGTCCAAATGAAGTGACACTGAGGGGTTGTACTTTACTTCTCCATCGCCTTAGCCAGCTTCTTCACGAGCTGCTCACCATACTCATAATCGAGCAGGTACTGCATGGTCTTGCCGCTGAGGCCTGCCGCCTGCTGCACCTTAGTGATTGCCGCCTGCGTTTCGGCGTCAGTCACCGGCTCTGTCGGCTTGGCGGTCGAAGTGTCATACTTAATGCCGAGCGTGTCGAGGATACCCTTGGCGTATGCGATGCCGAACTCCTGCTGCTTTTCCTTGGTGCCCGCCTGTGCTGCATCAGCCTTGGCGTCAACGAACACGCCCTCGCAGATGACCGCTGGGCACTTGGTGTCACGGATAAAGGCGTAGTAGTCACCACGCTGGCCCTGTCGAGTCTTGCAGCCACGGCTGTTCTGGCCGATTTTGACAACCTGCTTTTCGATGTTCTGCGCGAGCGCCTTGCCGGTTCCGCCGTGAATGGTGTAATACGCCTCAAAACCGTCACCGCCGCCGCTGTTGTTGTGCACGTCGATAGCCAGATCAGGATTGTACGCATTGCATTCGCGCACTTCCTCATTGATGGGATCCTCTTCATCTTTGGCGCGGGACATTCGGACTTCCACGCCATTAGCAACCAGAAAATCACGGCATGCCAACGCCATGGTCAAATTGACATCCTTTTCTACGATATAGCCGACCGTGCCAGAATCAGAGCCGCCGTGGCCTACGCCAATAAATACTTTCTTACTCATTGTTACCACCCTTTCCGTTGTCGCCCTGCTCACGCAGAGCCTCGAGTGCTCGCTTGAGGAACGCCGGGAACGGTACGCCCATCAAGCCGAAGTTCTCTAACAGGCTCAGTCCCTCATTGCCGACGAAGAACAGCACGACCGCCATGCGGATGTACGTTTCTCCGAGCGCATTGTCGAGCAGCACGCCCAGCCACACGACCAGCAGGATCATGCTCTTCTTGAGCAGACCAACGTAACCGGCCTTGCTGTCCAGTGCGCCGCTCTCCGTCTTGCGGGAACGCTGCCAGACGGCTGCTACCAGAACACCGGTCAAATAATCTGCAGCCATTAAGGCCACTAATACCTGCATAGCAGCGTCCCAACCTCCCAGTGCCTGCGCTGCGACGGTTCCCACCGCCGCAAACGCCGCAAGCACGCAGTTTTTAATGTGTACAGCGTCCATGCGCTCCTCCTTACTTCGCCTCAACGTCCTTCGTGCCGCCGTACTCTGCCGGCACGAGTTCCGGCATGCCGCATTCCTCTACGAGGATCTCTGCAACCTGCTTCTTCAGTTTCTTAGGTACCTGCTCAAAAGTGCACTTTTCGAGAATAACTCTCTGCGAGAATAACATAGCCATCATAATAACCTTCCTTTCAAAATAGGTCTTAATTCTGTTAATTAGCTTACGCATAGACGATTTCCGCCATTTCAGCAATGCAGTCCTCGTAAAAGGACTGCTGGTCGGCCAGCGCCGACACCTGCTGACGCAGCGTTGCATTTTCTGCCTCGAGTTCTGCGTTAGATTTCGGACTGGGCTTGACCTCCGGCGCCGGGTGCTCCTGCTCCCACGCCGCGATCTCGTCGGCGGTGGCGGTCTCAGCCCACTGACTGCCGTCCCAGATCGGCGAGACAAAACCGGTGCTGCCGGCGTGCTGACGCATGAGCGGCGGCTGCGCATCGACGAGCTGCTCGCCGTCCTTTAATGTGTAGTTCTGCACCTCCTCGACCTGCTCCGTGCCGCCATCCTCCAGCGGCTTGTCGCGGATTTTTACGAGCACATAGGTCACGTGCTTACCCTCAGCGTCGATGACGCTGCAATATCGTTCACTTTTCACTTGAATCATCTCCTTCTTGTGTTCCGTGGGTGGTAAACTTCTTTTGATTTCGATGGGTTCCGGCTCGTCCTCGATTTCATAACCGCGCATAGTCTCAGTGATGGCACTCAGTTTGCTACATTGCCGGAGGGTTTTCAACCCAAAGTAACGGTAATAGCGCCAGTAAACGTCACAGCGAATGACTACAGTCATTCAGCTTGTCATGTTACCATCAATCCGGATGGCGGCGTTTATCTGCATTTTGATACATCGTCGCTGTCCGGAAAGACTGTAATTCAGCTTGTTTGCCCTGTTTTTCATTATCCTGTCGGGTAGGAAAACGCCACATATGCATACCGCAGACCGCCTAAATACGGTGCGACACTTACATGACCCGATGCGTCAACCGATGCATTTCCGGTAGCGCCCATTGTAAAGGCTGCCGGAACCTCAATCATATATGCAGGACGAAACCCTTCCGGTACGTTACCGATAACTGTGGATTGTGAGGCGGGAAAATCGCCTGCGACCGAGCCGACAATCGTTACGATGCCTTCTTGATTCTTGTAATACACAATGTTATTGCTCGTGATGTTATCTACAAGCGGCAGCTCATGTACTTCGGGAGCGGCACAAAGCGCGATGGCTGTCCAGTCCTCCCACTTGGGTGATGCCCCGTAGAGTCCACGTGCACAGCGTACTGCGCACCGGTTCGCAGCATAGTCAAAGCACACCTGAGCAATGGTATCACCATAGCCATGTACCACAAGCAACTGACCGTAGTCATATACTCCGTTTTTAGGTTTTTGAACACGGAACATGCCAGATGTATCGACATCATTTAGGTCGATTTCGTCACCGAGTATGCCTGTGCCCACTGCTCGCTTTGCCATAGCCGCCCCTACGTCCTCTTCGCTGTCGGGCATTTTGATGTCGGCCGCCGTCAGCGTCACATCCGCGCTCAGCGCCTTGCCGTTGATCTTTCTCGCCAGCGGTACGAACAGCTTGCCGAGCGCCGCCTTAACATTCGACCACAGCAGCCGCTTTGCCTTGCTGCCGTCCGCGCTGTCCGCAATCATCACGCCGTCACCGTCGGCCGGTTCGTCCTTGGCGGTGATCTTGGTTGGGTCGGTTGCGGCAAGAACTTTGTCGATCTTCTCAAAGTTCTCGTTCAGCATGTCAACGTCGCCGAAATCCTCGTAGCCAGGCTTGTTCAGATTATAGTTAGGTGTCTTCTGCGCCATCTGGCAAAACCTCCTCCTTAATTTCTCGCCAGGTGAGCTTTTTCAGCTCTCCCCATGTTAACTTCTTGATCTGCTCCCATGTGTTGTACAGCAGCGACGTCGTGCAGACCATGTTCGCCGGCACAATATCCGCAAGCAGCTCCTCAACCGCCTGCTGATTACGCTTTGCGGTCAGCGCTACCTTAACGCTCAGCGTGTACTTGCCGCCGCCCACCTCGAGCTTGTACCCATTCTCGCCACACAGCGTTGCGAGCTGCTGCCGCAGGCGGCGCACCGAGAACGGCAGCTGCGTGTTGATCCTGGTCAGCACCTTAAACCGGCGCTCGTCGAGCGTGTCGGTGTCCTGCGGCACAACGCCGAAGATCTTCTCGTACCTCTGAATGGCGTACTCCCCTGCTGTGCTTAGAAACTGCGCATCGAGCACCGCATCAGCGGCATCATGCAGGCGGTCAATCTCCGGCTGCTCGGTCTCGCATAGCAGCGGGAACTCGTAGGTCTTGAGCAAGATCGGCGGCAGATAGTCCTGTAATTTCTTCCTCACGTCGCACCTCCGATACTGCCGAGCCGCGGAATTTCGTCCGCTGCCAGCTCGATGTTCTTCGCGCTGCCGTTGATGGTCGTGTCCTCCACGTCCACCACGCAGTCGAGCGCAAGCAAATGCGTCTCGATCTGCGAGATACGGACAACGGTTGTCGCACTGTCCGCCCAGACCTTCGCAAGCTCGGCAAAGTAGATCTTGACCGCGCTCTCCACCTGCGACTGTGCGCTCGACCACGCCCAGCCGGTCGCAAAGGTGATATTGGTTGTGATAGCAATATCGGCATACTTCGCACCGGCGACAGTCACTGTGTGCCCGATCGGAGCCAGTCCCAGACCTTCGCCCTGATTGCCCTCGGGGTCGATGGCGGTCTGTACCTTGCTGATAAGCTCGGTGCTCGGTGCGGTGCAATCAGACGCGATAATAGTCAGCTTGACCGTGCCGCCGCCGTTCCAGACCGGATAGACCTTGACACCGCCAACACCTGTAATGGCGTTGACCTTTTCCTTATAATCTGCCACGTTACCACCGAACGCCTCACCGTCAATGCTGGCGTAATACTTCTCGCGCAGGGTGTCGGTCGTGTCGCCGTCCTCGGCCGGAATGAGCACTGCCGCAATCTGGGCGGTGTCCAGACCGTTGACCGTCTGGATCGGCAGCAGCAGGCCGGTGTACTTGTTGCCGACCGTGCCGAGCGTTTCAGCCTCCAGCTTGTAGTGACCCGCCGAGATTTTCTCGGTAACGACATAGTTGACTTCATCGCAGTTGAACCGCAAGCCCGCAGTCAGCTCCACACTGGACGGCGTGAACACGCCCTCGATAACAGCAGCAGTTTCGCCCTGAATGGTTACGCCGCGCTCCTTACAGCGCAGCATAAGGTACTGGAGCGACGCCGTATCAACAAATGTTTCGTCCATCACGACGTCCAGTTCCATGTAGCATTTGACCAGTTCTGCGGCAGCCGGTGCGAGCGCGTCATAGATGATACTGCCCTCACGCTTGTCCACGGTGTCAGGCACAGATTCCAGCATACGGTTCATAATGTAGTCAAACGTCATTTCGTCCGAGTATCGTCCGATCATGCCGCTTCACCTCCAAACTCAAATTCGCTCTCGACGTCGCCCTCGGTCGTGGTTACGGTAAATTTCACAAGCAGGCTGCGCTTACCCTTGGTGAATGAAAACTGCTCAACCGACAGCACCCGGTCATCCGCCATGAGCGCATCCTCGATTGCTTTCGCCACCTTGGCTTGCAGATACGGTGTCATGGTCTGACCCAGCAGGGCGTTCAGCTCAATGCCGTAATTCCATGAATAGATGGCGTACTGAAACCGTTCGGTCTGAAGAATCAGGAAGATGGCCTGCTTCATGGCTTCCAGTCCGTCCAGCTTGCCGCCGGAACACGGGTAGCCGTCAAACCGCAGCGCATAGGTGCGCGCAGGCTGTGTTTCAATCTCGAAATCCTGCACGAGATCGTCATTATACTCTGTCGGCAGCATTACAGCGCCCCCTTCTTGTCTAAAATGAGATATTCCTGACCGCCCTGTTTCCTTAGCAGAATGAGCTTGTCCCCTACCTTAAACGAGGACGCGCTCACGCCGGTGCGGACAGCCAGAAAGTTCTTTTCAAGCACTGTCTTCTGGTCAATCTGTACCTGAA